TTATCAGCCCAATAAGCTGCAGACATTTTACCTTTGCTGATGTTCTTTGCATGACGAGACTTAAAGGCTTTGCGCTGCCCTACGGTCTGATTCGTCTTCACACCCTGCTGTCCAAAGCGGATAGTCTTAACCTTGTCGCCTTGTTTAGCCACAACAATATGTGACTTCTTTGGGTGATTGGGTGTACGCTTGGGTTTGTTGTAACCCGATACACCCGCTCTAGCTAACCGTGGGTCTTTCTTTTTCTTTTCAGCCATTACAGAGTATCCCCATTTTTAATGTAGATAATCTCAAAAGCCGCAGATATGTCAAAGGTAACACTTGCTGAAGACGAAACAGCCCGTACCTCTATGTCCGTTTTTTCTGCAAATTTTACTGGAACAACCAAGGTGTTTTCGATGTGCATCCCCGTGGTAAGAGACTTAACATCTTTACTCTGAAACACCTCTCCAAACGGTCTAGCTACCAATGTCATTTTACACACGGCAGGGGTATTAGATGTCGTACCGTTGGAAACATCGTACTGCATTAAATAAGCCGTATAACCTGCGGGTACAGTCCACAACGCCATCAACGTCTGGTTTGTACCGTCACCGTTAATCGTGGCGTAAATGTTTGCAGGGACACCCGTAGTCACAGTTCCCGTGCCTGCATATATTATACCAGCGTTATAACCGCCAGAACCTGCGGATCGTACAATCATCCGATTTATACGAAGATAAGACTGTGTGGTATTTACCGCCGTTTGTCCGTTTAAGGTAACCAACTCATTGATTTCATTGTAGTCACCATCCAAACCAAACAATTCAACAGTTCTGGCCCCTGTCCCTGCCGATGTATCATTGGCAGAACTACTTGAAACCTTTAAAACAGAGGCCGCAGACAAGTATGAGTATAAACCGCCTTGTTGCCATATGGTTTCTGTTGAATCTGCAACTGCCGCATTGTTACCAAACTTGTAAACTGACTCATGATAAGCAACCTGCCCACGAGCAACTTGAAGCTCGAATGGCTCGCTAGTGCCAACTCTAGAGATAGAACTTACTTCACGAGTCATTCGAACACCTTAGTTGTAGAACACCGTCATAGCAGTGATGTTTGTAAACGCAGAAACATAGATGTCGCTGACACGGATGCCATCAGACGGGATGTTTACTGAGTGGGAATCAGACGCAATAAAATCTAAATCAAGAACTGTAGAGCCGCCATTGCCATCAGTAATGGTTAAACGAGGCGCACCAGTTGTTGTTAGAACCTGTATCTGACGAATACGTGCAGGGCCAACACCCGCTGACCCCGTAGCTGTTAATCGTTTGGATTGTACATCAGAGCGCATACGTTAGTCCTTTTTCTTTGGAGGACGACCACGCTTCTTTTTAACAGGCTTTTCTTCCCATGCCTCATTTACATCAGGCGTAGAAGGGTCGTCTGCTTTCAGCGTACCGTCTTCATTACGAGCGCGAACCTTTGTAGTCTTTAGTGGATTGCCATCTGGATCAAGACCACGAGCTGCTAACTCTTCAACACTGGGAGGCTTAAACCTACTCATCGGTCACCCCTTTATGCTGCTGCGATTGTGCCGCCTGTGTCAGAACGCTTCCAGTTTGTTCCGTCAGAGAAAGCCAAAATTGCTGAACCTGCTGCACCGTTTGATACATAGATCAATGTGCCTGCGCCTGCATCAGAGGCAGATGGTGCAGTTGCAACTGTATATGTTGGGACTTTAATGTCGCCAATGAATCCATCAGTAGATGTCACTGGGCCTGAGAATGTAGTTGAAGCCATATTAATACCCCTTGCACAAGGTTTCGCCTAGCAGTCTGTGCAACGTCAGGTGGGGCGGAATCCTGTCTGCAAGGCTAATGTTGCCCCAAACGCAGAATAGCATAATCCAGAAAAAAAGAAAGGGCTGCGTTAACAGCCCCCTCCAAAAGTTCAATTGAACTAATTATGCACCTGGAGAACCATAGATACCTAGTGGGTCAGATACACCGAATGAGTAACGCTCACGCGCTTTATAGCGCACGTTACCTGTATCGAAGTCACCATCCATAGATGTCTGCATTGCAGTACGCACAAAGTGCTTCATGCCGTTTGGAACATCTGTAGTGATGAAGAATGCATCTGTGTCAGTTAGGTAGTGGTTGACACGGTAGCCTTCTGGGATCGAACCATTCGAACGCAATGCGTTGATGTCGTTATCCGCTGTGCCTGTGCGTAGTTCTGTTTGTAGCAAGCGAGTTGCAACGAACATTAGCGCAGGTGGAACGATTAGCTTACGTGGGCGAGCTGCAATCAATAGGCCGCGTTCGTCAGTGTACGCTGCGATATCAATAACTGCTTGCTCAAGTGAAGTTTCGTTCAAGTCAGCATTTGTTGAAGGTTTGTTTGCGTTTGTTCCGCCTTCCACTGTTGGGTGGTTGGTTGCGAACAAGAACACATTGTCACCTGATTTGAAAGTGTCAAAACCTGTGTTCAACAAAGAAGCCGCTTTAACCTGCTTGGTATACGCCATAGCGCGAGCCAAGGCTTTTGTATAACGAGCAGATAGCGAATCGTACAAGTTGTCTTCCATCGCCTCTTCGGTGACAGAGAATCCCATTGCAACCGTTTCGTGGTTGTAACGAGCTGTGAACGATTCTTGTGCATTGTCGTAAGAAATTGATGCACCTTCTGCTTTCACAGGGGCTGCAGCAAATCCAGACAATTTGACTTCTTCCTCAAAGCTACGCTCTGAGTTTTCGGTTTCATAAATCTCTGCATGTTCATTTTCGTACTTGTCGTACTCAAGTCCAAACAATGCATTAAGACCAGGTAGTAGCTCTTTGAGGAGCTGGGCGCGTGAAATAGCCATTATCTAACTCCTTATAAGCCTACGTTGTTTGTCATCTGATGCGCACCAGGATTGAACTTAACAAGAACATCTGGATATGCGTCAGCAGGATCAGACACATGTGCAACAATGCGGAACGCTGCCGCTGTAGTTACAACTGTCGCATCCAATGCAGAAGTAGAGTTACCTGTTACTGTATCACCAGTAGAGGTAGACTGTGCTGATGCAAAGAATGTGTTTGTGCCAATAATGGTTTGCGCTCCTGTACCATCAAGCTGCGCTTGGAATAGTACGTTTGGATCGTCAACCACATATGCTTTGATCGCAGTACTATTACTGTTTGTGCCAGATGGATAGTACTGTGCTTGAACACGTTGACCTGAAGAGTTTACATATTCACAACCAACGAAGACGCCGATGCCGCCTACGCCTGTTGTGCCTGAGATGCTGTTAGAGGTCAGGTCTGCACCTGTACCTGTAGCCAGCGCGATATACCCATCGGCCCCAATGATAACGACTTGCCCATAGAATAGGTTAGTTGCTTCACCAGCGGGATCGATGAGATACTGGGACGTTGCCCCAGCATATGGCATTCCGTCCGCACGGCGGACAGGCTTTAAGCCATAAGGAGCTGCTGTAGTAGCCATAGCTCTTTCCTCACAATCTGAGTTTCAACCAAGCAAGCTCCCCCGAAAGGTTACTTGCCGAACGATGATCGTGTGCTTCGCTCTGGATTCAGAACGGGCATACGAGGGTCTGAGTTACGCAAGTAGGAGTTGTCAACAGCTTGCATCTGGCTTGCTGCCTGAGCATTCTGCGCGTCCCTTCTAGCTTGCATATTTTCGGTTGAGTTCTGACATAGCAATAACCCACCGACCTCAATATTGTCTGTAAATCGAGAATCGATATCAGACACAACTTGAAGGTTTGGATGATCCTCTTTTCGAACAGGTGTCCATCCCTCACGAAATCTAGAAGAAACATTCGTATTGTCACTCTGCCCAAGTGTTGCTGTGCGAATCCAGCGGTATTCGATACCAGCTCTGGGTTCGGGGGTAGGTAACATAGAAGGTCTCTGCCATGACACTTTGCGTTTAGACTCTTCACGAGTCTCTGTATTGCGTGAGTTTCTGTTTGTCATTTGGATGCTTCCTTCATTAATTGCGCCGCATATTGTTCATTTGACAGACCAAGCCGCTTGGCGAGAGCGACCTGCGTTGAGGTCAGTTGCACTTTGCGTGGTTTCTTGCCACTTCGAGCGGCAGGGGCAACCACGTTGCCCGCTTGACGTTGGGGTGCAGATTCCTCAAGAATCCCATCGTCAAACTTTTCTGGGAACACGCGGCGAACCGCTTTGTCTATTTCATTGTAATACTGTTCGCTGTCTGGGGCAACACCGTTTGTTACAAGCTTTTGATGAAGCCCATAAGCATAACCAGTCATCTCAGAATCTTTTTCAAACCAGTCGTTTCTCTTTGCCCACTCTAAGGCACGGTCACTTGGGCGCGGGGCTTGAGGTGTTTGCTGCTGATATGTAGGCTGTGGCGCTGCTTGAGGTCGTGCTGCAGGCTTGTAGCTTTCGTAGCGAACCTTTTCATTTTGCAGAAGGTTTAGCTTTTCCTGCGCATCTAGCAGTGCATCAGGGTCTCCGCTCTCATATGCAGCTTTGTACGCAGCCTTTGCTTTGTCTAATTCTGCAGTAACCCGACCCTTCGCTTGGTCTACAAGAACACTCTCTCCATCTTGAAGCTGCTTCAGAAGCCTATCGTTTTCTTGTTTGATCTGCTGTGCGTAACGAAGTGCTTCATCTTGAAGTCGAGAGGCTTCTTCTTTAGCTCTGCGCTCTTCATGATACTCAAACTTTAGCTGCTTGATGCGCTTTTGTACGCCTTCACTGTATGACTTTACTTCATCGTCATCAGGCACATTAGGCTCTGCGCCTTCTGCACGTCGAGGCTTATCACGATCCTCTTCTGGAGTATCGTCCACAACTTCAATCTCAAAGCTACTATCATCATCTTCTTGATTTTGTTGAGCTTTTTCTAGAGCCTCAGCAACGGTTTCGTCTTCGAATTCTTGTTCTTCTGCTAGATTGTTCATGCGCGTGTGTACCCCCGTGGATCATCAACAACTGCTTCAACAGTGTCATCGTTAATAAGTCTGAACTCTTTGTTGTGAATCTTGAAACGAGTGCCAGAATAAGATCGGAAGATTACAAAGTCGCCCTCTTTGCAGAAGGGTCCGTTTGGAAACTTGTCTTTGTCCGCGTAGCAATCTGGGCCAAGACTCATAACAAAACCAATAATAGATGCGGTTTCTTCTGCGGACCTAAGTCCGTCAGGCATAAATACCCCACCTTCTGTTTTGTCGCTGACTTCGGGTACGCCAATAAGGATTTTGTATCCTTGTGGGTTTGGTAGCTTAGAGGCTACCTTCTCTTCTGTAGTTGTGTTACCTGTATACATTTCTGTCCTTGCAGTGATTTAAGGTTCACAGTCACCTTGCGCGGCAACGCCACGAGGTCTCCCTGTTTCGAAAGATAGCGAAAAAAGTTCTACGTTTCAATATATCTCTTTTCGATATCGCTAAGGTCTTGCTTTATGAACTGTAAACCCTCGTTTCTTCCCACTAAACGGTTATACATTGCCATGTCTTCAGCCTGACCAGATGCGAGGAAGCCTTTTATATCTTCCTCGTATTCTTCAATCTTACGATTTAGTAACGTGAAAACGTCATCCATCTCCCTTCGTTAGCTCCTTTGCTATTTCTATCCCCAATTTTGCACCCTCTTTTTGATCTTCTCGCTGTGACTTATCCAAGTCTGTGGCAAGTTTAACCCCCAGACGCGCACCCTCACGTTGGTTCTCTGCTGCGATACGTTCTGCTTGAATTTGTGCATTTGAACTTTTCGCCATTGCATCAAGCTGCAACTTCTGAGTGTCCATTTGAATCTTATGCTCAAGCTCTTTTGCTTTAAGCTGCAACTCTTGTTGCTGCATTTGGACCACTGGGTCTTGCTGCTGCTTTTGAATTTGCTGCTGCTGCGCTTCTGCCTGATCTTTCTGAAGTAGTTTTTCTGCTGCATCTTTTGCCAAGCGAGAAATTTCTACTTCGATATCCTCTGGTAGAGGCTGGTCTTCGTTCGGCATTTCCACGCCAAGCATCTTTTCGATCTCGCGACGGTACTGGAACGCAACGTGTTCTGTTATATGCGCTGCCATTGCCTGTTGAATTTGTGCAGCAAACGGAGACTGACCAATCATTTGCATGATCTTTGGGTCTTGTGCCGCTGCCATGTGGACAGCAATGTGCGCTTCGTGATCCTGATACTTGAACGGCTTTACTGGCTCTTGCTTTAGGATCATCATGTTTTCTGTAACTGGGTCTGCTGGCTTGATATCATCTGGTAGCTTGATGATGTCATCAGCATCCTGAATGCCAAGAACCTCTAACATTTGACGATGCAATTTCCCCATATCGTATAACTGAGGAGCTTGTTGAGAAAGCTGCAACGCTGCTTGATACTGCATAATTCTTTGAGACATAGTTGCAGCATTAGGGTCGGATACAGGAATCACATCAACACGAGCATCAAAGTCTTCCCTGCGATTAAAGTCGCCATCCATTTCATATGCATATTCTTCTGGCATATAGTCACGGATGATACGCGCCAATAGGCGCAATTCATTCTTCATGGCTGCATGCATACGTGCTTGTACGCCAGACATAACTTTCATGGATCGTTCCATTAGCGCCAGTGTTGTACCCACTGGTGCCTGAGAATTCATATCGCCTACTTGGATATCCGCTACTGATCCAATTCTGCGACCCTCTTCGACAATGTTTCCAAGTAGAGAGTAGAGTACCGACGATGGCTCTTTGTAAGGGATGAACGTAATCGAATCCCGTATTGCCCCACCTGGAACATCCACGTCCCTGAACTCGCCAGGCATAAGCGGACTGTCATCACCTTTAATGCGGAGACCGCGAGCTTTAAGACCAGCAGGTAAATTCGATAGCGTACCAGCGTCAATAAGCTGACGGAGAATCGAGGTAGCCGATTTCGCAAGCCCGCCAATAAGGTGGATAAGTCCCGTTCCATAGAAGCCAAGTCCTGGGAGATATTTGTAATGAACGAAGTGGAGTCTTTTCTTTTTCTTTCTGTCATCTTCATACCAGTTGCGTCTGATTGATAAAATCTCACGAGATGTTTTATCAATTGTTATAACATATGGACGAGCTATCCCATCTGGATCGTCAAACTCTTCTGGCATGTTCATGGTAACATGCATTTCTAGAATTGTGTGACGGTCATCATCTTCTATGATCGCGCTCTCCCCATCAAGCTCGTCATATTTTTCTTGAATGTCTGAAAAGTCTGGCTCTGGATCAGGCAGGTCTACATCACGATAAAACCCTGCAACCTGAAGCTCTAGAATCTCGTTGGATGTTTTCTTCATGATGTGCGTGTAGCGTGGACAAGACGCTAGGTCTGATGCACCATATGAAGCAACAAAGTCTTCTGCTGGAACGAACATGGCAACTGGACGATCCTCTAGTGGATCATAGTAAACCTTCTTGAAAGCAGAACCCGCGAGAGGAAGTTTGAACAGCATTTGTTCAGTTTCATCACGATATTCTGTCATTTCTTCCGTGAGTAGGTAGTTCATTTCAGTTTGAATTCGGTCAGCCTGATCAGCCTTTTCTGGTGTCAGCTTGCCCATAATCTTTGTCTTAACTGGACCAGACGCTGGGAATATTTCACCCATAGCTTGCGCTTGGAATCTAACAACTGCTTCAGTTAGAACTGGGTGAAATACTCCTGACGCACCTGCCCAAGGTTGACTACGTTCTTCAATCTTCATACCCAACAGGTCAAGACCTTTGACGTATGCTCTTGCCCAATCCTGCCGTGATTCGCGGTCTGAGTTAAAATCCCCCACAAGCTCAGATGCCATCGATTGGAGTGTGGCTTCATCAATGAATTCTGCTAGGTTTGCATCATGGTCTGGACCCATGATCTCTTCGGCAATGCCCCCTTCGAAATCAATGATCACTCCGCCATCTTCGGTCTCAATAGAAACCGCATCTGGATTTACTATTTCAACTTCAATGTCTTCCGCGTCTGTGTCTTCGATCTCAAGATCAGAAGGTTCCATCTGCTTTTCGATAGCCATGCCTATCTCCGTTTCACATGCGCAGCGGTGCTGCTTCTAGTAATACTCAACTGGTCTGCGGTATCTTGGCTCGTCATCCCAGTCATCCATTTCGGCCCTCACCCAACCGCCTTGTCTAAACCTTAGCAGAGCTTGGGTGGTCGAGTCTACTAAGTCATCATGATCCCCTGACGGGAATGATGCGCATTCCTCAATCACCTCTTCGGCCCATCTGGTGGGAGGATACCATATTGATCCGCTTGCGAATAGGTCTGTTATTGCATTTACCCTTGCGATCTTATCCTGACCTCTTGATGGAGTAAACTCTGTTACAGGAATGCCCATAGAACGAAGCTCAAATATCAGGGGCGCACCAGAAGCTTTTTTCTCCACGATCATCTGGTCTGGCTCAAACTCCATGTATTTGTCGTATGCTGCTCGCTTTAGTTCTGGGAACTCTAGTTTTTCTTTGTATGCATCCAAAAGAATTATGTTAGGCGCTCCCTCGTGATAGAAGACACCCCATGTTGTACAGGCACTGTAGTCACTTCTTTGAGTTTTTAGAAACGCTGTATCCCAAGATTGTATAATAGCTTCGCATTCTGGTGGCCTACTACCTTCCCATTCCTGCCACCACTCACGCTTGATGAGCGCCCCTTCCTCAGAGGTGGGGTTTTGCTGATACTGTGCTGACCACTTGGAAACTGGAAGTTCCGCTTTTAGCGCCTCAAGTTCCTTCTGAGACCAGAACTCAGGCCACAAAGGATTACCAGATGGTAGGATTGCAGGGAACTCGATTACTTCCCAGTCATCAACACCCGCACGATCTGACATTGAATTGATGATCTGGCCTGTTAGATCACGCTTAGACCAGCGGGTCATGACAACAATGATCGCACCACCAGGCTGCAAACGCTGGCGAGGTCCAGACGTATACCACTCGTAGACACGATCATACACTTCAGGGTTGAACTGACCTTGCTGCGCATCTTGTTCTGAGTGTGGGTCATCGATGATCAAAAGATCGGCACCCTTACCAGTCACTGCACCGCCAACACCAATCGCAAAGTAATCACCACGCTTGTTTGTATTCCAGCGTCCCGCAGCTTTTGAGTCAGAAGACAGGGTAATCCCAGGGAATACTTTGGCAAAGTCTTCAGACTGAATCAGGTTTCTAACCTTACGACCAAAACCAACTGCTAGTTCTGCAGTATGTGCCGTCTGAATAACTTTCTTTTCTGGATACTTCCCAAGAAACCAAGCTGGCAGCATGTAGGAAGCAAACTCAGACTTGGTATGACGGGGTGGCATGTTAATAATTAAACGCTTGAGTTCACCTCGTGCCACACGTTCGAAGGCATCAGCCATATCTTTGTGGTGCCTACCAGAAATAAAACTAGGCCACATGAGATTCACAAAGCTTATGAAATCATCCTTGGCGTTCTTTTTGTTCTCAGCGTCCTCTAGCTGCTGGAGCAAGTCTAGCAACTCTGCCTGTTGTTCAAGGGGCAGTTGAGATATCTTATCCTTCATCGCAGAAAGCTTCTGCATGTTTACTCCTCTGATGAGGCGAGCAAGCAAAGGGTGGGGAGATGCCTGCCCGCCAAGAGATGGACCAGGGAGGAGTTCCATCTCTAAGCCTATAATATAACCATATTACGCGCGCGTATATAATATATATATATATAATATAATAT